CGTGAGCGGCTGCCACAAGCATATCCCTATCCGCCTTGCGGATAACGCTTTCGCCAGTATCCTTCATCCACGACTGAACGTGGTCAGTCAGGCGGGACTTGTAAAGCGTGTTGTACAGTGGGTGGCGTACTAGGATGTCATCCGGCATAGTACCGGTCATCTCCATCAGCCACTCGGTAGACTTCTTAAGGATGTTGGTCGCACCATCACCACCGTGCACAAGTGCAGCGATGTTGGCGTTGATGTCAGGCCTCAGCTTGGCGTCTGGCATGTACTTCTCGATGGTACCAGCGTTGAACTTACCAGCAACGGCAGCATCACGCATACCGTCGTAGGGAAGGTACTGCTTCACCATAGAAGCCAGCTCGTTGACCTTCACGTCGGGATCACCGACGTGGAGGGCCTTCATGTATGCACGGCCCTGACTGGTCTCAGTCATCCACTTGGATACGCTGTCTAGCGATGCCCCAGCAACAATCTGCTTAGCCGCAGGATCAGGCATTAGCTGGTTGCGAATGTAGTGCACGTAGGCTGGCGTGTGCTTGTCGAGGTCATCGACAGCAGAGATGGTAGCGAAGCCAGGACCACGAATGGCCATCTGCATCGCATGGGTCATCTTCTGCGCACCATCGATAGTGCTCATGAACGCAGGATGGGATCCAGACACCCAGCGGAAGTAGTCTCCGTTAGGCCCACCGAAAGCCTCATCCCACAGCTCGGAAGAGCCAGGAATGCGGAACTGTCCCCCGCCTAGGCGTAGGTTTGGGTGAACGAAGTCTAGCTTCAGCTTCTTTAGCTGGTTGTAGTACTGCTTCTTAGCCAGGATGTCAGACGACTTGATACGAACGTCCTTAGGGACATTCTTCAGACCAAGCGCCTTCTGCGTGCGTAGCTGGTTTAGCGTGCCCTCGTAGTCTGCCTTAGCAAGCCCAAGCATTTGCTCGTGCTTCGACATGACATTGTTGACGACCATGTTCTTGGTCAGGCGGTTGGCGTTGTTGCGCAGGAAGTTCGGTAGACCCTCCTGTAGGTTGCGCAGCGAAGCTAGCGCTCCAACCTTAGCAACTCCACGGAGGAAGTCGTCTCCGATGTGGTTAAAGGCACGGTGACCAGTCATCAGAGTGACAGGCTTCCACATGCCATAGACGTTGTCTAGAACATAGCCCAGAGCGTCCTTAGAGATCGCATAGCCGTTGCGCAGGGGTGCAAGTACACCAGTGTCCTGCATGCGCTCCAGCGCGTTCTCCAGCTGCTTCAGGTTAGCCAGCGGCATAGCTCCGGACTCAAGCTGCGTTAGCAGCTGTGGGTGAGCGATAACCTGTTCGTCAGCGGTAGGAAGTACGCCCTGCTCACCCATGCCAGGGACATTCATAGTCCCATAGGCGCGGGAACGCGCTGCCTGGTAAATGGTCTGACCCTTCTTACGAGTGGTAGTAAGGATCTTGTTCATCTGGCTAGGCTCAATGCCGAAACGATCTCCGACGTTCTTGTAGACGTCGTTCTCGATGCTGGTCCAGATCTGCTGGCGCTGAGCTACAGTCGCATTCGCATAGCGCTGCGTGTAGTCAACCTTCTGCTCTGGGGTCAGAGTAGAGGACTTGTTCAGCCAAGTGCGCGCGTACTCAACGGCGTTGTCGTCGTTGTGGTTGATCAGGCCAGGCACACGATCAGTCAGAGACTGATAGATGCGGATCGGGTAGTTGTAGCGTGCGTTCTGGAAGACGTGCACGATAGACGTGTCACGGGTGTTAGCATACTTGCCAGCACCCTTCAGCTCAGCCAGTCGGTTGGTGATGGCAGAGGTCTTGGTGACAGCCTTCTGTGCTCCGAAGATCTGAGCAAGGCGATTGGCAGTTAGGTCGTTAGCATCGATCTGAGCCTGTGCGGCCTTGATCTTGGTATCCGATACCTTCTTCAGCCAATCACTACGATCGACCTCACCAGCGGGGGTCATAGCGAAGCTCTGCTCAATCTCAAGCGGCATAAGCGCGTTGGAGATCTGGCTTGCCAGGTCCTTATTCTGAGTAGCCAGCATGTCTAGCACAGAGCTAGAAACCTGAGGAATACCTGCCAGAACCTGACGGATCATCCTAGACTCACCAGGAGTCTTGGCAGCATCAAGTAGAGCAGCGGTAGTGTAGCGGAAAGGATTGGGGTTGTAGGCAGAGCCCTTGACCATTGGGTGCTCTGCAAGAGAGGCAAAGTCGTAGCGACCGTTTGCAACATCCTGGTCAAACTGCTGACCAGAATCAGAAGCGATCTTATCTAGCTTTTGGGCTACAGTGTCCGAAGACAGGATAGGCGCATTCTTCATAATGCGCGCAACGCCAGCTAGCTTGGTGATGTGGTTGGAGGGATCTCCGTACCAGTCTAGAAGAGCATCAGTTCCACCGGAAGCGATCTTGGCTGCGGTGTGTACCGGGCTGTTCGGATCACCAATATAAGACTCGCGCTGCTGAACGTCTAGCGGATCCACGTACTTGTGGCCCACCATGTCGCCCCACTGGTCGTGTTCGGACATACCAGGGATAGACGTGTCGTTAGCAGCAAGCACAGTGGCGTTACCAGGGCTTACGTGCGCAGACTCATCCCAAGCCTGAGACCAGAGAGAGCCCTGGAACCAGGAAGAGTTGGCGTGCTGGGGATCATGCTTCAGCTCGTAGTCGTTGTGACCAGAGTAAAGAGCAACCGTGGTGTACGGGCGCTTGATCAGGTTGGTGAATAGCCAGTTGGTCGCCTTGAAGCCATACGAGATGGTGTGCGACTCAACATCGTGCCAGATCTGGCCGATGTCCTGGAACGGGTTAGTTAGGGACCAGCCGTGAGAATCGTCCTTCTTGGGGGCGTTCTGATCCTGCTGGTTCTGCTGCTCCTGCGCGGCAAGAATGGCCGCAAGGTCATTCTGCTGCTGGCTCTGCTGCTGACCGATAGCACCAGAGCTTCCAACCACTCCGGATGGTGCAGTAAGGTCGCCAGAGGTGCCAAGGGCACCACTAATCCCCTGTGCTGCCGTCTGGAAGGGCTGAACGCTCACTAGTGTCTACCTCAGACTGAAAGTGCGGAATGTTGCTAAAGAGATCTACGGGGGTGTTCCGTAGGGTGTCCACTGCTACGCCGATAGCAAGCTCAGGATACTGAGCCGCCTTGGGATCCTGCGTGATGTTGTCAAGCACGTTGCCCATAAAGTTCATCGGAGTAGATAGGGAGAACGCCATTACGGAGCACCCTTCAGTAGATTCACAAATAGTCGAGTAGATGGCAGAGCATCATTCATGTTAGCCATCATCTCGAAGAGCGGAAGCGACTGGCTGATCTTGCCCATGTCCTGGGAAGCAGCCTGCTCGGTTCCACCGCCTAGTGCGGAAGGTCCAGGGCCAGCGCCCATAACTGCTCCGGAAGTAACCGGCTCGTTTGGTCGGCCGCTAGGAGCCGATAGAGGGATTACTTGACCAGCAGCCGGATTTGGCGGGAGAGCGTTCGCATCGAAGGGCTGCGCTTGTCCCTGCGGACTAGGCGAAGCGGAAAGCGAAGCACCCTGCTGAAGGGCCTGAAACTGAGAATTCTCACCGTACTTGGCATCGGGTAGATCCTTTAGTGCCTGAGCAGGACCACCATCCGTACGCTTACTCAGCGGACCCGGCCCCGACACCCCTGCCGGACTCTGTGGTGGTGGCATCATATGCTCCTGAAGTTAGCATCTCGATTTCACGGGACGCCTGCTGCTGAAATTCCTGTTGCTGTCGCTCGTACTTGAACTTGGTAAGCGAAGCGTCCATGCAGACATCGAAGAACTTGGCGAACGACTTGAAGAAGTCACCGATCAGTTCGAAGAAGGCTCCGATGACTACCCACTTGCTTCCCTTTTTGTAAGCAACCACCAGAGTGTCTAGGTGGTCATCGAAGTCTTCATCTTCCACGATGTATCCTTAGCTAGCGTTGCTGCGCTCAGTTCCTGGGTTGCTTGGAGAAGAACCCTGTCCGGGATTGTAACTCCCGCCGACAGGCGCGGAACGGAATCCACGAATACCCTCACCCGGCCACTTGTTCGCTACACCGGTTCCACCAGCCATGGCGGTGAAGTCCAGCGACATACCATCAAGGCCGTCACTGTCCACCAGGCCAGTCCAGTTGGACTCGATGGCACCAGTGTTCGCCGGAACGGATCCGGACTCAAAAGTGTGCTCATCGACGTAGTAGTTCGGCCCCTTGTCTCCCTGCTTGGGTGGGGTTGGCGGAACTGCGTCGGAGAAATCAGGACGGCTGAACTGTCGTCCACCTGCATTAGCCATTACGAAACCTTCTTCCCGCAGCAAGCGAGCTTGACATATTCTGGGGTCTTGCCCTTGGCGGGCACTACAACGCCGACCTTAGTACGGGCACCACAGTGCTCGCAGCCAGCGGGGTTTTCGAAAATACGGAACGCGCGTACCATGCGCTCGTCCTCGATGTTGATGTCCTGGGACACCATGATCTTCTTTAGTCGCTCTACATCAGCCGACATTCGGGATAGTCCTCTTCACATTTGCCTGTAGGTTAGGTGCGCCACTACCACCAGATAGACCCGACAGCATCTGCATGATGTCAGCCTGCTGTGGCGCCTGCGGCATTTGGCCGCCTCCCGGCCCTGGAGGCCCCTGTGGGGCTCCTGGAGGTCCCGGTGGACCTCCCATGCCGGGCTGGCTCTGGTCGGGCGTCTGAGCGCCCGGTGGTGGCTTCGGCGGAGTGAAGGCAGTGAGGATCGCCTCGTGTAGAGGAATCCCTCGCTCTCGCTCCTTCATGACCTTCGCCAGCTTGGTGAGAGTATCGGACGGATCCATACCCTGTGCAGCCATAGCAGGGACAGACATGGCGGTCTGTGCCAGCATCTGCTTGAGAGCGTCAGTCAGCTCTTCGGTATCAATCTGCTCCATGACCTGATCAACGTTAACATCGAAAGGCAGCTGTCGCAGAGCAAAGTCACGACTGATGAGCTTGTCTCCACGGGCCTGAAGCAGGAACACGAGGGCACGGTTGGGATCCATCCCTGCGGCCATGCCATAAGTGACATCAACCTGATATACTCCAGCGATATCTCGGCTTGGAACGTAAGACTCTTCGAACTGCTGGCCGTTGACCTGAACACGAATGAACCTCTGCTTGTTGGGCCAGAACTTCTCGTCCATCTCGAACGCAGCGCCAATAGCGCGGCGCAGACAGTCACCGAGAATCAGCTGGTAAGTACGAACCTTCGAGTCGATCGTACCCATCAGCTCTTCCATGCCTCGACCAGTAACGATCGATCCGGGAGACTTACCCGTTGCACCCTCAGGGAAACGAGCACCAACGGTGATGTCCTGGTTCAGGATCTCCCCCTGCTGCCAAGCCGCTGGGGGCATGTCAGCAATGGGATAGTGGATGTCGCGACCGTTGTTGGTGCGGATGACACGGTCAGGTCCGAATGGGATGTTGACCACGTCACTCGGAACAACGAGCGGCGAGTTGACTGCCTTCTTGGCAGAACGCATACCCATCTGCGCGAACACAGCACGCGCAACCTGGATCCAGATCACATCATCGTAGGCGCCGCGATTCTCATCGTCAAACTTCGGCGACTCACAGACGAACACCGGACAACGCCCAAACTTGTTGGGGATGCGCATAAGCTCCAGGTTGTCCCTGGAAGGGACGAACCACACGATGTCAATGTCATCCATGTAGTTGACCAGTTCGAGCTTCTGATTACTCTCGGCGTGCGTACCCGCTCGTAGCGCATTAGCAAGATGAGGGAACTTCGCACAAAGCGAGTCCACGTCGGAGTCGTACACCTTGAAGAAGTAGCGCGTACGGGCGTAGACATCTAGTTCATAGTAGCAGCCCAGCGGGTTCTCAAAGCGTAGTCGTGGTCCCGCCTCTGCGTACTCGTCACCAAAGTGCGGCTCAAGTACGATAGGTAGGAAGCTGTAGGTGTTGAGCCAGTCACTGGCCTCAACAAGGTTGACCTTGATACGACTGTTCTCAAGGTAGTTGTGAGCGATCAGCGTGCGACGCTGAGCGTACTTCTTCTGACGATCACTGACCATGACCCCGGTGGTGCAAGAGATGGTCGGCATTACGCCGATCTGCTCAGAGCTATACTGGGCCGCGACATTGATCACGTTCGATACGATGGGCTTCGGGAAATCATCGGCCAGCAGGCCGGGAGCAACACGGTCTAGCTCAGAGGCGCGCACTGCGCGTACCTCGTTCATACGGAGGTCACGAGAATAGTAGCGTAGCCTGGTGGCTGCCACCTTCTTCGCGATGTCCTGAATAGTTGCCATGTTACTCCCACCAGCGAGCTGGATTAGTGATAGTCGGCTCTGGTAGGTCCGGTGAGTTAGAGAAGCCCTGTGAAGCGGCGTACCAGTCGATGTTGATTACTACTTGCTCTTCGCGCTCTCGCTCAGAGAGCCAGCCCTGATCCCAGTGCGCAGAACCATCCTGGAAGTCCAGTAGCTCACGGCACCTGATCTCGCAGAACCACAGCGCCATCACGCAGTCTTGGACAGGTGCCTTCGTCATGTTGGGCGTAGGGTACCAGGCAACCAGCTGTTCCACAAGGGACTGGAGACCAGCGTGGTTCCTTCGGCTTGGCAGTTCGATTGCGTTGTAGCCTTGCTCGTAGCCCTTGAAGAGGTTGGCCATGGTGGCGACGCCCCACTGAGTATCCCACTTGTTCTTTCCAGTCGTGTGAGCGGACATACGGACACCACGGGATGCCATCCAGGTACTCAGGTCATCATCTTGGAGGATACTAGCCTGGTAGGCGTTGGATTCGAT